AGAAAATATTAACAACGCTGCTTTTTTAATAGCATCTAATAGTACATTATCTATCTCACAGTGGTACCATGTTGCTATAGTAAGAAATTCTGGTGTAATTCGATTATATTTAAATGGTGTTGATGAGGGCAATACTTCAAGTAGTGCCACGATTACACTTAATGGGGGAACCACACCAAGATTTAGAATAGGACAATATTGGGGTGGCACTATCAACGGATATATTTCCAATCTTCGTGTTGTTAAAGGAACTGCGTTATACACAGGAGCCTTTACGCCAAGTACGTCACCATTAACGACCACTAGTCAAGGTGCTACAGCAACAGAGGTTGAGTTGCTTACTTGTCAATCCAGCCGTTTTGTTGACAATAGCACTAACGCATTTGTGATGACTCCTAGTGGAGATTCATCCGTCCAAGCATTCAGCCCATTTGCTCCTACTTCTGAATACAGCGCATCTACTGTAGGTGGTAGTGGGTATTTTGATGGAAACGATTATTTGACAGTCGCTGGTGGTTCTTCGCTTGCTTTTGGTAGTGGGGATTTTTCTCTTGAGGCGTTTGTGTATCCGACTGCATCAGGGTCGGCAATGAAAATATACGACGCACGACCCAATACGACAGCAGGAAATTATCCTGTATTTGAAAGAAACGCTAGTAATGTTGCGGTATTTTATGTTGATGCAACTGCGTTAATTACTGGAACAACGGTAATACCAGCAAATACGTGGACACACGTTCTGGTTTCAAGGGTTAGCGGCAATCTTCGTCTATTTGTAAACGGTGTACAGGACGGCTCTACAGTTTCAAACTCAACTAATTTTGCAAATGCAACAGCAAGACCAGCTATTGCTGTTCGTGGCTCTAGCCTAGCAAATGATTTTCTTACTGGTTACATCTCTAGTGTTAGGGTATTGATAGGCTCTGGCTTTACATCGGTTACTGTTCCTACTGCACCATTAACGGCAATCACAAATACTTCTCTCCTGCTAAATTGCACCAACGCTGGCATCACAGACGCTACTGCCAAGAACGACTTGGAGACAGTAGGCAACGCGCAGATTAGCACGACGCAAAGTAAGTTTGGTGGTAGCTCTATATCATTCGATGGAACTGGTGATTGGTTGTTAATGCCTCATACAGTTGACCAGATGTTTCGTACTGGTGCATTTACGATTGAGATGTGGGTATACCGCAATGCGTCTGGAACTTATGGGTTGGTTGGCAAGGGTACTGCTACGACAGGGTGGTTAGTGTCTTTGAATTCAAGCAATCAGGTTGTCTTTACTCATGGTTCTACTACGATAACGTCAACCGGAACTATATCGTCAGCAACATGGACATACATTGCTGTTGTGCGAGAGGGTACTGGCACAAACCAGACCAAGATTTATATCAACGGCGTTAATGACGGTACTGGAACTGTAAGCACAGATTTTAACCAGACAAACTCAATGTATGTGGGTGCAGATAGAACTGGCGGTAGTGCATTTAATGGCTACATTGATGATTTGCGTATCACAAGAGGTGTTGCAAGGACTGTTACAACAACTCCAACAGAAGCCTTCCAATTGCAATAGGTGACTCATGCTTTACTCTAAAAACGGAAGTATTCCAAAACCAGAGACAGACGGCACAGACGGCTGGATTGAAGTGCCTGATATGCCTGAAGCACCTGAAGGCAAAGAGGTCGTGTGGTGGTATCCACCGGGATGGGTTATCCGTGATCCAAAGCCAGAGGAACGCGATGGCTACAAATGGTCATGGTCGCAGTCATCCGAGCAGTGGGTTGAGTACGCGCTGCCACAGGCGTTGACCACAGAGGAAATCGTAGCCCTAACGAGTTCAGATGTATCAGCATTAGCAAGTGGAGATATTTCTGCTTTAACAACATCACAGATTAGCGGATTGTAATGTTTGGATTCATACCGTTTTCGGCTGGTACGTTTGCTAGTACAGGTGACAGACCTGTATTAGCGTCTGCGTCTATTACAGCCTCGGCAACGGTATCGGGATCAGCATTTGTAGACCACAGAGCTAATGCAGCGGTATCTGCTACAGCGACTGTTACAACGGCTGCTAGAGTCAATTACAGCGCAAATGGGGCGATTTCTTGTGCTGCTACGGTAACTGCTGATGCTTACCGTATTGTCCACTTCAGCGGGGCTATAAACGCTTCTGCGACGGTTACAGCAAATGGCTTTAGAACTGTCCTTGGTAATGGTTCAGTTTCTTGTTTGGCAACTGTAACCGCACAAGGTAACTACACAATTTTCGGTATTGCATCTATTACTGGAAATGCAATAGTAACATCTAATTCTACTGTCATTCGTTATGGCAATGCGGCTATAACGTGCATAACTACGGTTACGGCAAATGGTATTAGACAAATAGGCGGCTCTGCTTCTATTGATGCTACGGCTGACGTAACGGCTAGTGCAACAGTTAGCCACTTCCCAATAGCCAGCATTGCTGTTAGCGTAACGGTAACTGCTGACGGTATGATTGTTGGTGAAGAATGGTCGCCAATAACACCAGAAACGAATGTTTGGACAGACATTCCTGCAAGCAATGATGTCTGGACTGCTGTTACAGCGAGTTCGGATACATGGACAAATACAAGTCCGAGTTTGGATACTTGGACATTAAAGCCTACTGGAACTGATACATGGCTACGACAAAGCTAACTTTTGGTGAATGGCTACCAGATCAGCCCGGAGTAACAGGAGCTGTAACGGATGCAAAGAACTGTTATCCGGTTGCTAACGGATATGCGCCATTTCCTAGTGAAGCAGATTACTCTGACGCTGCTGCTCAAGCGTTATTGATTACGTTTGCTGGAAAGATTGGTAGTGCTACGACGCTATTTGCTGCTGGTGCGACTCAAATTTACAAGTTTGATAGTTCTGATGCCAGCTTAGATGCGGCTACGACTACTGGATACGCTACGGTTGAATCTTGGGATGTTACTCAATACGGTTCCAAGATGATTGTTGCTAATGGTCAAGACAAATTACAGGCTTTTGATCTAGGTTCATCAACTTATTTTGCTGATTTGGCTGCTGCTGCGCCTACGGCTAGGTTCGTTACTGTAGTGAAAGACTTTGTTGTTGCTGCTAACGTAGGTGGTGAAGAAAACAAAGTCTATTGGTCGGACATTAACGACGAAACTGACTGGACTCCTTCGGCTGCGAGTCAATCTGATACTCAAATTATCCCTGATGGTGGTGATATTACTGGTTTGGCAGGGGGTGAATACGGTCTGATCTTTTTAGAGAGGGCAATTTACCGGATGACCTATGCTGGTAGCCCGTTTTTCTTCCAGTTTGACGCTATATCTCGGTCTTTAGGCTGTATTTCTAACGGTTCTATTGCTCAGTATGGTGGATTGACCTATTTCCTAGCAGATGACGGTTTTTACGTCTGTGATGGTCAAACTATTAAGGGAATTGGCGCAGAAAGGGTTAATCGCTGGTTTTTTCAAAATGCTGTTCCGGGCGAAATTAAAAATCGCATGAGTTCTACGGTTGATCCTGTTCGCAAATTAGTAATTTGGCGGTTTTCAGGTACGTTTAATAACAAATATTTTCTGATTTATTCAGTTGATTTAGACCGCTGGTCTTATGCTACGACTACAGCAGATTCTATTTCATTTGTGCTAACTCCTTCAGCAACATTGGAGCAGGTAGATAACTACAACAGTAACCTTGATTTACTAGAGATTCCTCTAGATTCTCCGGTATTTGCAGGTGGTCGGTTGTTATTTGCTGGTGTATCTGGCAGCAAGATTATTTCCTTCTCAGGACAGCCTAAGACAGCGAATATCACGACTGGAGACATTTCGATAGGTCGTTCTACGGTGACTTTGGCTAAGCCGATTGTGGACAACGGTAGTGCGTCTGTGGCGATTTCCAGCAGGGATTTACTTAGCGATGTGGTGGAGTTCTATCAGGAAACTGCTGCCGATGCCGAGAACCGTATTTCGCTACGGTCTAACGGTGAATACCACAGGCTCAGATTGACTCCGACAGGGGCTAACTGGAAAACCGCTGTAGGGATGGAAGTAGACGTATTTAAGCAGGGTACTCGATGACTAGGCGAGTCCAGTTCCAGACGTTACCACCTTTCGGGTCTGATCCGAGGCAGGTGGCTGAGGTTGTTCGTGGTGCTATGAATGGCAAGACGAATAACACCGGAGATATTACGTTAGCTACAGGGAACGCTACTAGCACTACCCTTTACGATGACCGTATAGGATATGACAGCCTTATTTTTTTCGTACCCTTATCTGCGGCTGCTGAGGCTGATTCAGCACCTTACGGAGCGTTTCAGGACTCCACAGACCAGACTGCGGCTAATACGACTACAGCTTATGCTGTTACGTTTGATACGACAGACTATAGCAATGGAATTTACGTTTCCAATAGTTCTAGGCTAAACGTCAGGAATTATGGGATTTACAACATCCAGTTCTCGTTCCAGTACAAGAACACGACGAATGACGGTCAGGACATTGACATTTGGTTCAAGAAGAACGGCACTAACGTTGCTGGTTCCAATAGTCGGTTCCATATGCCAGCTAGAAAAAGTACGGGTGATCCTAGTCACTTAATTACTGCGATGAATTTCTTTATGGAAATGAACGCAGGGGATTATGTTGAGATATTCTGGAGAACTACGGATATTGGCGTATCTCTAGAACATTATGGTACAAGTACGACTCCTGATAGGCCATCGATTCCTAGTGCTATTGTCACGATGTCTTACGTTGCGCCATCAGCTACAACGAACTTATACGTTTCTACTCAACAACAAGGTCAGGCAACTATTAGTCATTGGGCTAATAGTACGGCTGACAAAACTTACGGATACATAATCGTCGGATGACAGAATGGAAATATATCGAGCCTGACCAACTCAGAAAGTGGTGGATGAGCGTCAAGCCGGGGTTAGACAAAATTAAGAGTGTCAGTTCTGAAAGTTGGATCGTGGAGGATGTGTACACGGACTGCTGGAATCAGAAATCTGGCCTATGGGTTGGACTAGAGGATAACCATTTCAAAGCGTTCTTTATATTGCAACCATTGGGGGAAGAACTCCATATCTGGTG